GATGTAAATTCGCTTGTTGTTCATATTCTTCTTATTTAAAAATTGTTGAATTCGTTCTGATGTGTCACTAAACGCAGGAAATCCCCGTATCATACGGCTCATTCCACTATCTGAACAAAGCGTAATATCGACGCTTATGTTTACCTCCTGCTCCGGCAGGTCGGCAATTATCTTTTCCAGGTATTCCTTCAGTTCGGCAGATGTCATTGCCTTGTCCTGCTCATTGTGAAGTATTTCGTACAGTATCTTTCCCATAACTCCTTTATTTATATTGTTAATCCCATGTGCGCGGCAAGGCTATTCACTCCCCTCTCCCCTTCGGAGAGGGGCTGGGGGTGAGGCTTCCATTCCCGTATCTTACCGCTCCCTCTTCCCACACCACGAACCCTTGCCCGTGATGTTCGTTCTCGCGCCCCATGCAGAGCGCAACGAAGCCCGAAACGCGCACCTTAACGCCGGCGATGTAACGGAGGCTCACCGCATGTATGCCCATCGGCGCACTCTTATGCTCTTGCGAGATGTAGATGAAGGTTTTCTGAGGAAAGCGGCGGCGCAACTCCATAGCCTCGGCGTATGTCCATTTTGCCACTTGAAAGCTGTCCACGATAACGAAACGCGGGCTCTTGTGCTTGGCCAACCGTGCCGTTAGTTTGTCAATGTCGGTGTCTTCCACAATGAGCAGCCGACTGTTCACTTCTTCCATGTGGAAAAGTTGCAGGCGACGCTGGAATGAAGGCCGTATGCCCTCCTCGCCGCTCACATACAGCACGCGGCCGTATTCGCACAGCTTCTTGGCCAGCTGCATAACGAATGAGCTCTTGCCCTGGGCCGATGCGCCACTGATGAACCACAGCTCGTTGAGTGCAGGCCGACCGAACACGCGTTGCCACTCACCATCCCAGGGCAGGGTCTTGTATCGTTTCTCACCAACTTCACGCGGTGTGTACGCTCTTGTCCTGGCCATCAGTTTGCTCGTTTAAGTTTCTCTATCTCTGTGTAAACGCGCCGAAGCCCTCCGCCCGTGCGGCGTACGATGGCGGCGATGTCCGTGCCACTTGGAGCGTTCACCTTGGCCACGATGCGGGCCTGCTCGGCTAGGAAGGCGTCGCGCTCGCGCCCATCGTCGGGCGTAACCTTCGAGTAGCGGTCGCCGTATCGGCTCAACATTTCAGTGTAGCCCACCTTCTTGCACTCGATGGAGCGGTTTATCTTCTCCTTCAATCCGTCGGCACCCATCATGTACCAGGCGCAGGCGCGCTCGGTGGCGTTCCACAGGGCTTTCAATTCGAGGAAGGCCTCGTATTGCAGGTCGCCCGCCTCGTCGAGGATGATGAGGGGCTGCTCGATGGAGCGCAGGTAATACACCAGGTCGTCGTACACATCGGCATACCGTCCACGGGCGTTCACGCCGAACTCTGCTGCAATCTTGCGCACCAGCTTAAGCTTGGTCTTCACCTGGCTGCAATCGATGTACACCGCGTTTGCGTGTGTCTGCACATACAGGCGTGCGGTGAACGTCTTGCCGATGTTGGGCATGTCGCACAATATGCCGCTCGTGCCGCTCTGCTGGTAGAATTCCAACTGCGCCATAACGAACTGGTATACAGGCGTGCGTGCCGCCTTCCACTCGATGCTGGCTCGCAGCTCAACGCCCAGACGGCGGGCTATCGATATCCAATTGGCGTCGCTCAGCGTCTTATCGGTCTGGCCGTTTTTCAGTGCGCTGTACACGCTCGTGCTTATTCCCAGGCTGGCGGCGTGCTTTGCGTCGCTGGGGTAGTTCGTGCGGTTGGCGGCCACGGCTGCCAATATCCGCTGTTTGGTGTCTTGTGTCATGTTTAAATGCTGTTTTAATGTCGTTCGATTATCGTTAGTTTGCCGTTACGTGGCATCAACGCCGGCCCTGCTCCAGTCTGTCGCCATTATCGGGGGCAGTGGCAGTTCTTCCTCTTCCTCTGCCTGCGGCGTGGCCACTTCCAAGTCCTCCTCGTCTTCTACCGTCAGTTCCACCTTGGTCTTCATCACGCCCACACGCTGGATGGCGTTGTCGGACACGTATTTTCTGAATCCCGCCACCTTCTTCTGTTGCTCGATGAACTTCACCACGTCTTCGTCCGTCTGCTCGGCCATCACGCGGTTGAAGGTTTCCACGCGCTCCACCTTGTCTATATAGCGGTCGCCCTGGTAGAGGTACACGTCCGTCGGCCCTCCCTCTTCATCCGGCAGGTAATAGGCCGTCACCTTGTAGTTGTTCGGAGCAAGGCGTTCCAGTGCTGCTGTACTGCTCAGCCACCAGTCTTCGTGAGCCACGCGCACTGTTGAATTCCTCCTTACGCTGGTCTCAACAGCCTCGCCGATGTGCCGTGCCAACATCCGTGCGTCGTATGGCAGCAGTGTGGGGTTCACGTTGGCCACCAGCACCTGCCATCGTGTCATGCCGGGGTAGCGTTTCTGGTCGGGGTGCAGCGTGTTGTTCCACTGGGCGCAGTCGGTGCGGTCGTCGGCCACCAACTCCTCCCATGTGTAATACTTGCGGTCCTCGTAGGTGTGGTTGTCCGCATCGCTTATCTTCTTCTGCTCAACGCGACGTTTACCCTTGTTGTGCCATCGCCCTATACCCTCGTGGTTCTTGTGCGCGATGGTTGTCTTGAATGCCCCGTTAAGGTTCTCCGCCCCTTTCTCCTGTGAGTTCTGCGGGGCGCAGAAGCGCACGAATTGAAACACCTCGCCAGCGCGGAGGAAACCGTCGCGGTACTTCACCATCAGGTGGTTTTCCACCTCGATGCCGGCCGGTATGCCCCAGCCGTGGCGCGCTATCAGGCGGAACATGTCGCGGAAGCAGTCCACCACCAGTGCCTGGTCCTTGTCGCGCCCGTAGGCCAATCCGATGCGGCATTGGCTCACCGTGTCGTAGGCGTAATAGGCATGCACGTACTTGCCGCCTCTCATGCGGCGTGGCAGGTCCACATCGTCCATCGTTATCTGCGAGAGCGAGAACTGCCCGTTGTGGCGGTGCATGTGGGGCATCTGCTCGTGCATGAAGCTGGTGTGTGTCAGCAGCGCGTGCTCGATGAGCAGCTTGTTCTTGGGCACGTTCAGAACATTGTTGATGGTGGCCTCGCTCAGTGTCTTCGGCTCGCCGTTCTTCAGCGTAAAGTCGTCCGGGCAGAACAGTTCGCCAGTCTCGGGGTCGTACACCTCCAGTTCGCCACATACGAAGCTCAGGTACATCTCGTGCACATGGCTGTTGTAGGGCTTATTGGGCAGCACGGCCAACCCCAGTATCAGCCGCTCCGTCTTGTGGTCCACCTTACGCGCGCTTTGGTTGCCGAACTTACCGCTTATCAGGCACGCGTAGCCCTTTTTCTTGAACTCGGCCACCTTCTTACGAAATCGAAGGGTGGATGTTGGCAACGTGTGGCCGTACTCTTGTTTCAGTACGTCGATGGCCTCGGCCATCATGTCCCAGTCGTATGCCTCGCCCATCACCGTGTGTTGCGCCTTCGCACTGTTGTAAAGGGCCACGGCCGCGCTTATCACGCCTGCGTTCACAGTGTACTCCCTTACGTGCCGCCGAGGCAGCTCAACGCCGCATTGCGCAGGGTCGGAGAAGAAGGCGTAGGCGCGCTGGTCGTAGTCGTAGTTCTCGCGCACCCAGTTCACCAGCCGCACGATGCGCAGGTTGGGATAGGCGCGCTTCACGGCCTCCTTCATCGCAGCCGGCAGCGTGTCCACGGCCACAAGGGCGTAGTTGCCTAGGCCGCGGGCGGTGCGGGCGATGTCGAGCTTTTTGCGTATCGCCATCTTCTTGTAGTTGGCCTCGCTCACAAGCCCTCGTTCCACCAGCTCCTTAGCAGGGATGCAAAGTCGGCCTTCGTAATACTCTACCATAGCCATGCGCCTCCCTATCTCAGCACCGTAACGCGTTCCGTGCCGTCCACCTTGGCGGCCAAGCGTTGCAGCTCCTCATAATCGTCTATCAGCCCGGGGCACTGCTCCTTCTTCACCAGACGGCCGTTCTTCTCAATCGTAACCATCCCGTTGCGGTACACGGTCATCACCGTTCCGCGGGGGAAGAACTGCCGCATCGTGCCGTCGGCCAGGTGGATGGTCTCCATGTCCAGGCAATCGTCGGCCATAGCCACGCCGCCGTTCTTCATGGCCGATTCCCTGATGCGCTTGGCCGTGGGCGAGTTGCCGCGCCGTTCGTCGTACGTAAGTGCGTTGAACAAACTACGCTCCCCAGCCCCGAACTGTTTCATAAGTTTTTGCTTAACCTCGGCGGTCACCACTATCTTCCTTTTCATATCCTGCTCCTTTTATATCGGTTTTTGTATTCTTCTCCTCTTATTCCCTGCCCATTATCTATGCCCTTCGTCTTGGCTTTCGTTACCGAGGGTGTCAAGCATCATCTGGTATTGCTCGCACATGCGGCGTTTGGCTTCCAGTTCGTTGATGTTTGCCAGGGCCACAGCCGACATGACGTTCCCCCTCACGCTCGCCTCCAGCAGCAACTCCTGCGTGCCGTCCATCCTTTTGCGCAGGTATTCGCGCAGCTTGCCCGAGTCGCCCTCGCCAATGCGCACCAGCAGGCGTTCGAATTCCAACTTGTACACATGCATCTTGTAGGCGTCTTCCGAGTGCCAGCGGAAGAATCGTTCGTAGTCTTCCACCATCATCTCCTTGTACCGCTCCATGTCATTGGCCATGATGGCCAGCTTGTTCTCCGCATCCTTGGCCAGCATCGCCAGCTTGCTGTTCTTTTTTTCCGTGTTCATGTGTGTATCTCCTTTTATGTATTGTATTCGTATATATTTGGGCGGCTTTTCACTCCGTCGCAAACCATCAGCCTGTAAACGAGATTTTTCACATACTCCTCTGGAGCGGTGAAAATGATGCCCTGCTCGGGGGCATAGCTGAATCTTACGCGGTCGGTCATCAGCCTTTGGGCCACTCTTCCCTTGAAATCGTTGGTCGCCCATTCTTTTATCTCTATATTGTCGTTCATCTTCTTTAAGTTTTAAAATTTGTACATTCGCGCCTTTTTTCGTATCTTTGGCGCGTGTTCTGTTCTGAACACGTTGCAAAGATAGTAGATAATTTTCAACCATCAAAACTTTTAGGAGATTATTTTCAACCATGAGTACGATTTTATCACGTATACAAGAGATTTCCACCGCAGAGGGTGTCACAATTGGGGCTATGGAGCGTTCTATAGGTGCAAGCAAGGGTGTATTATCCCGCGCTATATCTAACGGAACAGACATTCAGTCAAAGTGGATACAAAAAATAGTTGAAAATTATCCTCGATATTCCCCAGGATGGCTTCTCACGGGTGAGGGCGATATGCTTAAGGCAAAACAGGCCGCGCAAGTGCTAGTGCCCACACCTAAGGCGATAGTACCAGCCAAACGCTCCTCCAAGATCGACAAGAGGGGTATTCCGCTCATTTCGCAAACTGCAATGGCGGGCTACTTTGCAGGCGAAGAGGATGCTGATATTAATGCATACGATTATTTTGTGATACCCAGTTTTAAAAATGTCGACTTCCTTATTCGAATAAGTGGCGACTCAATGGAACCTACATATCGGTCTGGTGATATTGTGGCATGCCAGGTCGTACCAATGCAAGATATATTCTTTCAATGGAATAGGCCTTATATTATTGATACCAACCAAGGGGCCCTTCTCAAACGTATTCGACAGGGAGAAGACAACGACCACTTACTCATCGTATCAGACAACCCAGAATACCCTCCCTTTCAGCTCCACAAGTCGCATTTCTACCACGTCGCACTCGTTAAGGGGATAGTACGCGCTGAATAGTTGATAATTCTCATCCAAAACCCCTCTCAACGCCCCTCCCTACCACCCCGACGCCCCCCTTTTTATGTACCCCTCGATAATCTTGGAGCGTATTTTCGCTAAGTCCCTGGAAATCAGACTTTGAAAAATTACAGACATAAAAAACGGGGGTATCTAACTAACCACCAATCTAACATATTTTGCCGCGAAAGTGGGAAAGTGGGTATCTAGCATGTTATCAATCCACCCCCCTAAATTCCTACTTTTGTCCCCCCTAACTTTTAGTTTTGTCCCCCCTAACTGTCCCCCCTAATGTCCCCCCAAACCCAAAATCGACCCGAAAAGGCACAAAAAAGGCGGCCCGAAAGCCGCCCAATAGTCACCCACACCAAAACACCCCTCTAATGGCGTTCTAACGCCCTAAAAACACCATCCTAACCACTCACCCCACGGCTGCACCCGATAAGCGTAGATTGCCGTATAACAGCGCGTTTATTGATGATTACGCCACCTCCCGACAACCCCGCGTGTAGCAGATAATTCTTTGTCACGCCCACCTGCTCGGGGGTGAATACGGTAAACACGGCCGACAAGCTGCTGAAATACCAGTCACGCCGCTTAACGCCATCAATTTGTTGCAACAAGTGCACATGTATAACCTTTGCCATATCGTCTCCTTTATTTATTCGTTTAACCTTTGCCAGGTAACGGCACTTTTTCAATGCAAATATACCAAATAATACTTATATAGAACATTTCGACAAAAGAAAAGAGCGAAAAGCACCAATAAAAAAGAGTGAAAAAGCACCATCCCCCTTCACTCTTACATCCATTAACAACCATCCAAGCACCACCCCAAGCCATCAAGAAAACACCCCAAGGCCGCAAAGAAAACGCCCCAAAGCCCCTAAAAACAGCCCCACACCCCCTAAAAACAGTCCAAAAACGCCCCTAAATCATCCCTATGTAACATTTCGCCCCATCAAACCCTACCATCCACCCCTCGCATGTAACACGAATGTCGCATCAATGTTACATTATATACGCTTCGTTTTTTTTCACCCAATGTCCTTTCACGCCCATAACCCCTTATCAATCAACGCCAATCACGATTTTACGGCATCCTCGTGTTATGTACGTTTCGTTTTATGCCCCGTACTGCCCTAAAAAAGTGTGTAAGCCCATTTTTTT